TCGAAAGACGCCGCCAAGCTATGGCTCGAACACCGTTACGGTTGGTTGCCACTCTTGTCTGATCTTTATGACTTGAGTGGAGTGTTGAAGAATGGTCTTGGTGACAAGGCTCCTATTCTGCACGCTACCAGAAATCTTTCGGACAGGTATCCTTGGAACCCTATAGGGAACCAGGGTTATGCCGATATGTCTGGAATGATGCTGGTTAATAACCGCTGTAAGTTGTGGTACGTCCTTGACGATATCACACTCTTCCGTCTCTCTCAATTGGAACTAGTTAACCCACTTGAGATTGCCTGGGAATTGCTCCCCTACTCGTTCGTGATCGATTGGGTCTTACCAATCGGGAACGTGCTTGCAGCGTGGACTGGAACCTGGGGTTTATCTTTCCTAGACGGATGTATTACAAGCAGAGCCGAAGGCTATGCTGGTGGCTTTCACAAGCACGGAATGAGCGGCTGGGATTTTAGCGGCATACCTTCGTTTTGGTCTATCGACCAATTCGGGATGCGCCGTGAGAATCTCAACTATGCTGTTCCGGGCCTTTACGTAAAGTCACCCTTCTCGTGGATACACGCGGCTAACGCCTTGGCGTTGTTGCGTAATCTCGCACGTAGATGATTATCCGTCTTTCGCTAGGTGGGGAATAACCCCTGCTTAGAACCTAGGCGACATCATGTCGTCTTAACCTCAAGGAGTGTGGCATGCCACAACTTCAGAACTTGGTCCTCACAGACCGAGCAGCCACCCCGGTGGCCCATACGTTCGTTCCACGAGACGTGGAGGCTAACGTTGGTACTGTCGAGGAGTCGACCGGTGTGAAAATCGGCGACAAGTCCTTCTCGATCAGCAAGCGGCAGACGCCTAACGGCAAACACCGCGTGCAGGTCAAGTTGGTCGTCCCCGTCGTGGTCAACGAGACCATCAACGGCGTCACGGTTCCTTCCGTGGCGTACACGTCGTATGTCGACGCATCGTTCACGTTCGATCCAAAGTCTTCGACCCAGGATCGGAAGGACGTCGTCGGTATGTTCCAGAGTGCCTTCGATTCGTCGAAGGTTCTGGTTAACGACACCGTTGTTGGGCTGCAGGGCATTTACTAATATGCACCGCGCAGTCCTCTGGTTCGTGGGCGCCCTCTCGGCGCTCAGCGTGCTAGCCGTAGTGGCAGCATGTTCGTATACCATCAACGCACAAGGAGAACTATCCCGTGCAAAGACAGAGACGAAAGAAGAGCCTTCAGGCCAACTACCGCCTCCCTCCGGAGCTTTCTAAAGGCTTCCAAAATGACCTTCAAAATGTCCTCGAAGAGGACGGGTCTATAGAAGCCGGATACTTGCAGAAGTTTTGGCTCACGAAGTACTGTGAGCTCGACCCTGCGAGTGCGAAAGCACGCCGGCTCGCCGCTATAACTAAGTGGCGATCCGTGGAGGAACGCAATAGGCTCACCTGCGAACAGCTTAGTAGCTGTGGCTATCTTAACGACCCCGCGAATGAGGTCGCCATGATACCGCTCTCTCTCGTATTGGAGAGAGCTCGATTGGTGGTTCTCGATGCCATAGGTTTCGCACCTTCATTGGACATTGGCTATGCCATGTACAGCGGTGGTGCTTCGACCAGTAAGCGTCGACCGGAGGGCCATCCAGCCCTCAAGTTCCTCGAGAAAGCAGACTCGACAAGATGTGCATGGAAGACTTTTGCTCCACTCCTGGAGCATACCATGTACGGCCGTCATATATATTCGTCTGGTTTGGAACCCAGACGTGTAGACGGATCTGTCTTGTTCACAGTGCCTAAAAACTCTGACATTGATCGGGTTGCCGCAAAGGAACCCGATTTTAATGTGTTCATCCAAAAGGCGCTCGGTAATCAGATTAGGTTCTGCCTGAAAAGGCAGGGCATTGATTTGAACGACCAGGCGCGTAATGGTGAACTTGCCCGTAGGGGTTCGATCGATGAGTCGCTTGCGACTTTAGATCTCTCCTCCGCTTCGGACAGCGTCACGATTGAACTTGTTCGCCAGCTTCTGCCGGCGGATTGGTTCTATTATCTTGATGCTGCTCGGAGTCCTGTCGTGGATGTTGACGGCGTAAGTCATACGTTGTCAATGTTCTCGTCAATGGGAAATGGGTTTACTTTCGAGCTCGAGTCCTTGATATTCTGGGCTCTTGCTAGGAGTGTGACCTATCTCACTGGTATCAGTGGTAGCGTCTCCGTTTACGGAGATGATATTATCGTACCAACGAATGCAGCTCCTTACCTTCAGCACCTTCTCAGGTGCGTTGGGTTCATCGTGAACGGTGACAAATCGTTCGTCGAAGGGCCTTTTAGGGAAAGTTGCGGTTCGTATTGGCACGGTGGTATTAACGTAAAGCCTTTCTTTATGAAGGGCCCGATAGCTACCGTAACAGACCTTGTTAAGCTCCTTAACCAACTTACGAGTTGGTCGTCGAGAGTATTGGGGATCGTTGATCCCCGATATGAGACTCTCCACGTAAAATATAGAGCTTTCATCCCCGAAGAAATCTGGGGAGGTCAGGATGTCACCTCAATCACCAGCTTAGTCACTGGTGACAAGCCTCGTAAGAAGCTTGTGGAGATATCACCTAAGCGGAAGCACGGCCACGTTGGGGGTTACCTCATGTGGTTGCAGCTTACTGTCTTTCGTAAACTGGCAGGTGTTGTTAATATCACAGGCTCTGCTGCCACGGGTATATATCGTGTGCGGCGGAACACAGAACTGTGGGTGAGCGACTTACCGATTTTCCTCGGAAGATACGGTGATCAACTCGAGTAGAATGGGGGGCGACGTAGTCGCCCCTTGCCGG